TAAAGATTGCGACCACGGCACAGCCCCCAAGGCCGAGCCCGAGGTTGCCTCGTCCACTACCCCTGTATATCCGGGAAGCCCAATTAAGAAGGGTTCTCGTGGGGACATGGTCGAATTGGTGCAGAAAAAGGTAGGAGCCAAAGCAGATGGTTGGTTTGGCCCCGGAACCGAAAGTCGCGTGAAGAAGTGGCAGAGAAGTAATGGACTTACCGCAGACGGTATCGTGGGACCCAAAACTTGGGCAAAGATGTGGTGAGATATGAGGTGACCGGTGTATACAATTGCTGCGCCGTTTAACATCGCCAATGGTAAGGTGTCTTCTGTAACCAGTGTCTCTAAAGACATTGAGCAGAAGATACTTAACGTCCTTGTTACTATGCCAATTGAACGCATAGGCGTTCAGGGTTACGGACTAGGGATACAGGGATTGCTGTTTGAACCCATTGACGAACTCATTGAGGCTGACATTAAGACAGATGCCGTTCTAAACATATCCAGCCAGATATCTGGTGTGGATGTGGTGGACATTACTTTCCGGCAGGACCCACTTAATGCCAGCGCTTTGAAAGTTACCGTATACTATAAAACACCGCTGTCGACCGTACAGTCCTCTACTTACGAGATAAACTACGGCACACTTACAGAGGAGACTGGGTTCTAATGGCTTTTGACTACGCCAGCCGAGATTACGATACTATCAAGGCAGACTTGTTGGCTCGCGCTACTAGAGTCCTGCCCGAGTGGACGAGTCGTGACTCGTCTGACTTTGGTATGTTGATGGTTGATTTGTGGGCACAGATGGGTGACGTTCTACATTATTACGTCGACCGTGCTGCCAACGAGCACTTTTTGGTTACTGCAACCCAAAGAGAATCCGTATTAGCGTTGGCTAACTTGTTTGATTACACTCCTAGTGGTCGTACTAGCGCCGTCGGTTCACTAACTCTCGCTAACACCGGAGCCAGCGATTACGACATCGCTCCTTATACGAGGTTTGTAGCCCGCTACGACAACAAGACCTATCAGGTGTACACCCGTCTAGGTGGTACCGTTTCAGGTGGTTCTGTATCTGCCCCCGGATCAGGTGTTGTGGACTTGTATGAGGGAACTATCGTTGTAGACGAGATCCTTTCTACCCTGTCTAGTGGTGTAGACGGGCAGTCTTACACCTTGGCTAACGGCAAGGTAGTTACTGGGTCTATTGAGATCACTGTCAACGAGTCTGGCGCTTCGCCTATTAAGTACACTCGTGTTGAACGTCTGTCAACCGCTAATCCGGGAGACAGAGTATTCTCAGTCAGCATTAATCCAGACGGTGAGTCTGAAATCATCTTTGGTAGCGGCGTAAGCGGCTTTCCTCCCCCCACCAACTCTCTAATCAAGGCTACTTACGCCTACTCTAGTGGTGCTGCCGGTAACCTACCGTCGAACTCGGTAACAGATTTTCTAAATCAGACTCCCACTAACATTTCGATCTCCAGCAGTGGTGCATTTACAGGTGGTGCAAACGAAGAATCCCTAGCATCAATGAGAACTTCAGTTCCTTCTGTGATTAGTTCTCAGAACAGGGCCGTAACACGTCGCGATTACATCAACACTGCTTTGAGGATTGACGGTGTAAGTAAAGCCGCTGTTGCCTACGCTTCACCCCTTACTGCTAACGACAACGCAACTGTAACCATCTACGCTCACCCACCAATCTCTGACGACCAATTTGTTCCAGAGCAGGGTGCTACTGGCCTATCCACCTCTATAGCAGTCCCTGCGTCCACTCAGGAATCGGTAGAAACCGAGGTTTCTAATAAGTCCATGATCGGAGTTGACGTTGTTGCGGCAACGACTATCGACTGGGAACTTATAAACTTAGTAGTAGATGTTAACGTGTCCGCTAGGTTCGTACAATCGTGGGTTGAGGACGATGTAATCGCTGCCCTTGACTCACTATTCTCGTTTGACAGAGTGACATTTGGCCAGACAGTAAACGTAGGGCAAATTTACAGGACAATTCTTAATGTTCGCGGTGTCGACTACGCATCGATTACCGCTTTTTATAAAGACTCAGACGGCTCAGCCTCGCTACAATCCTCCATTGCCGTTGACTCCGTGAAGTTGCCTAGAAAGGGATATTTCACTATCAACATGGCCGGTGGGGTGGTCAGCACCTAATGGCTCGCGTATCGTTTACTCTACGTAAGACAGACGCAGATAAAGGCTCTTACCTACAGTACGAGTCCAGTATCGGTACCCGTACTGATACTGACTACTACTTGCGTCAAGACGGGTTGCAGTTCCCCCCTGCGCAACAGGGTGACAACTTCTTAGAGGCAACTGCTACCAAGTACGGTACTGTCGATCTTCGATGGAATGTTAGCGATATTTATCAGGGAGAACTCGGAGGAATTATTGTTCCTGCCAACATTCCCGCCACACCCACAATCATAGGTATCTCTATAAGGTATTCTCCCTACGGAGAGCCCGAGACTGTGGAATCTGGTGTTTCTTTGTTTAGTGAGTCACGTACTACATTTAATTACTCTCACCAAGTTGTTGAGGGTAAGTGGGCTTACTATTCTCTGTTTGCTCATTACGCCTCAACCGACTACAACGATAACTACTACACTCGTCTTGCTTCTCTCAAGATCTTGCCCCCTAAGAACTACGGTTCAACAGAGGTCCTGTGGAACCGTATTCCTGAGTTTTACCGCTCACAAGACGCGGACTTAGGGTACGCCATTGACTACTTCGGCAGCGTCAACGGGTACGAGGACGACTACGTAGAAAACGTTCTAGGCGGCTTACCTTCCTACGTTTCTAAGGTGGGTCCCCTGTACCGCTTCCTCTCAGTGTTTGGATTTGAGATGGATAGGGTTAGGACTATTGTCGACTACATTGAGGTATCTAAAGACCCAATGATTGCCGACAGCGAAGCATTGACTGCTCTGTCAATCGAAACCGGTGTTAACTTGCTGGCTAGCGATCTAGGTGCAGAGCGTCTACGGAATATCCTAAACGATATTGGGTACTACAACAGGTCCAAGGGGACGTCAAATGCTTTGTCTCACATAACAAAAGCGGTAGCGAATAGCGACGTCGACATCGACTACACCAATGGTGAGATAAACATTTACGCACAGAGGGTCAATTACGTTCCTGACCCCAAGATGATCGGGTCACCGCTAGGTCTAACTGCTCGCCCAGCCCATTACGTGGAGCGTGAGCGTCTACAGCCGATACGTGAACAGGGAACATTCGACCCAACGGCATTCGTGCAAGGTAACTCAGGCACCTACCCACAGCCTGCAACTGGTACTACTTACCGGTCAGGTATGTGGTGGACGTGCTCCGCCAGCGGTACCTTTGGTGGGTTCTCTGTTGGTATCGGAGACATCGTGATGGCCTACGGTACGGGCACTACTTGGGACACCATTGAGTTTCACGTGTATGCCAACGGTATCAGCGCCACAAACTATGGATCTAGCATTTCCTACACTCAAAGCACCAACGAGTTTACCTATAGTAACACTGGTGCCTCTGTAGGTATAACCCACGCTCTGATGCGCATCGACAGCCCTGTACCTGTAAAACTTGGCGACAAAGTGTGTTTCTCCGTACACAGCACGCAAGGAGTTAACTACCGTGTTGGTGACGTTGTTTATTCTACGATTCACTCTGCGAGAGTAGTCGACGCCAGCGGTAACCACATGGGGTGGGTTAGCAACGCCACGCCGTATGGGGGCACAAGTACCTTTGAGGTTAAGATAACCAGTAACGCTTCTGAAACTAACTGGACCGTTGGCTATTTAGAGTTTTTGGTTGACATGGAACTGGTGGATGACCGAAATATCGGACCGTTCAAAGTGTCTAAAGTCCTGATTGAAAGAAATCATGTTGGCTCTTACTTTGACGGAGACAAAGCATTGGGTAACTGGATCTTTGGTGCTTCGTCAAGCATCAAGGACTATCGATGGCTAAAAAACGCAGACACATCATTGTCTGTGTACACAGAGGACTTCGGTAGGACCAGATCCACAATTAGTTCTTACATCTCCTACTCACTGCCTATTACTCAGGTAAGCAGGTTTACTGTAAACGACTACTCCTACGTCGGCGGTAAGGACTTGATTGAGGCCCTAGCGCCTAACACCACAGACTACACCCCGTAACCCCCCTTGACCGGTTTACCGGGTGTGATGCTATAGTTGCCCTCTCAACCAAGGAGGAGCAATGAAGCACGTAGTAATTGGATCAGGGTCTGCCCCAGCCACGGCCATCACTGAAAGCCTGCGGGATCTACTAAAGTCCGGAGATGAGTTGTCGTTTCGATGGACTGGTTCACCAGTTCCAGAAAGTTACGAGGCCGTCTACGGTTACGTTCTGGATAATGAGATTCCGTTTACCATGCTGTACGTAGATGGTCAGAAGATTCCCGGTGCGTTCCGTGACTCCGAGTCCGGGGTAGTGCAGAAAGTACGTGACCCCGAGCAGAGTCTTCTGAAGAACTTCGACGGCAAAGTTCTATTGCTGTGGGATGACGGGGAGAATGAAGAGGGAGGTCTTATCGACCGCATCTTCGATTCATGCCCAGACGTAGAGGTGTTGGAACTTACTAACGGACTTGCGCCAATCGTATTGGAGACAACAGACGCCCCAGCCCCCAGTCCTGTACCGGAAGAGGATGACGATATGTCCTTTTCAAAGGACCAGTTGTCCGGCATGGCCGAGGCGGCTGTAGTCCGCTACGGCAAGCGCCGTGGTTGCGAGGGCTCAACAAAGTCTGAGATCATTGAAGAACTGTTTGGGGTTGAGGCTCCTACTGAAGAAGACACTCCAGTCGTAGCAGACGACTCAAAGAGTGTCAGTGCCCCCAACTGGGATCAGGAGATCATCAACTTGATCAACAACTTTATGCAGTTTCACGAACCGGGGTTTGAGTCTGACATGGCACATCTTGCGTTGGGGCAGGCGCGCCTGTGGATGCTCAAGTCTCTCGCACGTATGGAAGACTGAGTATCACTTTGTCTAACAAAGTATTGGTGTATATTTACGAGTGCATCACGCACGTGGTGTCTCCTCATGGTTGGGTAGAGTGGCCCCTTGAACGTAACAGGACAGGGGGCCACTCCCCACTAGAACAGGAGTGACAATGCCGGTATTCGGCGCAGATCCAGACTCACCGACAAGTGTGTGGGAGGACGCTCCCCCCACCCCACGTCCCCGAGGTAACAGGACTATCAATGAACTCCTGAACTATTTCGGATACCACAAAAACATGCAGATGAGTCAGAGATTCAACGACCAAGACAGGGCAGTTCTAGCGAACCACCTGTCTAGAAGGCTGAAGCAAGGGTTCACAGTTCCTACATTGAAATCTATGATTGACCGCTTCTATCAAACACCAGCAGGGCAGTCCGACTTTCCCGCTATGTTGTTTTGTAAAGGAGAGGTACAGAAGTCGCTTATGGTTGATCACGACGTGGACAAGGACGACCCCATCATTCAGTGGTTGCTTGACGGTATGCCAAACGACTGTGGCTCACTTACCGACCCACGTGAATGTCGAAAGGCACTCCTGCTAAATTCAGATGAATCTCTGTTTAGATATCCCGACGTTGTGGCAAGCATTCTTGCATTAGATGATCCTGAGCCATATTTGTCCGAGCGCCTGTCTGCGCTAGAGGATCTCATCCTATGGAACTTGGGAAACAATGACGACAGTACTGGACACCAGCGGGGTTCTTTGGCTAACATCGAACTTCCAAAAGAACTGTCGTCGTCATTACGTTCTCCTAAAAGTATTAGAGACAAGCACGAGACAGTTAAACAGGCAGTTTTGGCAGTACCCACGAAGAAAAAGGAGTCTTGGTGAACTACAGCACACCACTAGAGTGGAAGAGTGAGGCTTGGTGGAGGAATAGGCCGACGGAAGAACGGCTGTTCCATACCCACATCCCTAAGCGTATTAGGGAGAACATGGATGGTTGGCACCACTGCCCCCACAGCAAGGAACTTCCCAACCTGTTTATTCAGGGTCCATCGGGATGCGGTAAGTCCCTCATCGCTGCTAGTACTCTCAAGCATCTCGTTTCAGAACACTCATGCTCAGGACGTTGGTTAGAGGCCGACGACTACATTGAGATGATCAAGGACTCGTTTGATAATGAAGGGGTGCTTCCTGAGATGTACTCCAGCCCGCATATTGTGAAGTACGTTAAGGGCGTGTTCGATATCGTAGTCATTGACGGTCTTGGCGAAGAGCGCATGACAGAGTTCGCTAGCCATGAGTTGGGGAGCCTAATTCGCAAGCGTTACGATAAGAGCAAGGCGACTATTATCACGTCTAGACTGTCCATTCAGGACATCAAGGGTAGATACGGATCTCGCCTTGCCAATCCTCTTGCTGACTTTGCCCATGAGGTCATCCGTGGAAAAAGGTGACATCGCCCCCACCGTGCAGAAGCACATTGCCTGTTGGTTTGAAGACCTGATTATAAACAGACAGGAGCGGAAGGAAAGCAGGCGCTCTTTCTTCCGACGTGGCAAAGAGCATGAAGAAGACGACTGGGTTAGGTCAGAGGTACGTCGATGGAGGACCAACGAAATGCCACTGAAGTCGCTGTATCACATGGTTAACCAGTTGGAACTGGGCGTGGAGGTGTACACCTACATGGAGCCTGAGTTGGCTGAAGCCGCTGAGCACTGGCTTGCCAGAAAGGGAATATCCGTTTCGGTATTCCCCTTTGAGGATCTTGAAATGCTACGTGACGAGTTTAAATACAACCGTGACGTACACACATTGTTTACGCCGTATGAAGACGATGCGGCATTTTTAGGGTTCCGGGCTACCGTTGTCCGGACAGACGGGACGTTTGGTATCTAATGGCATCTATTGAGCATCTGGTAATCAGCAAGATAATTGAAGATCAGTCTCTTGAGCAGGCAGTCAAGCAGGGTCTCAAACCTGTCTACTTCTCTGGCGACTGGGAAGACGTTTACCAGTGGGTTGTCTCCTACAACAATGAGCACGGGTCGGTACCGACTGAGCGCGCTTTCCATACAGCGTATGGTGACATCTCTATTGAGGACACCTCAGGAGAAACGTTTAGTGGCTTGCTCGCTGAACTTCTTGACGCATACAGGAACAGGACTGTGGTGTCTGCTGTGTCCGACGCTATGGGACCCCTTGATAAGGGCGATGTCTCTAAGGCTATGGAGTTACTTTCCAAAGGACTCCAGTCTGCCAGCACAGAGACTGCTCGTATGCGCGACTTCAACATCATTGAGGGTTGGGAAGAGCAACTCAAGATGTATCGGGATATGAGAGACAACCCCAATGCTCTACGTGGTATCCCAACTGGGTTTACTGGACTTGACCGAGTTACTTACGGTCTGCGCCCCCAGCAGTTCGTCGTTATGGTTGGAGAGCCTAAGCGTGGTAAATCTTTGTTTGAGTTGATTATGGCTAACGCCTGTCACCGTCACGGTCTCACGCCTCTGTTCATATCGTTTGAAATGTCAGTGGCTGAACAGCGATCCCGCTTCTACTCTTTGGTTGCGAAGATCCCATATGAACGCATCCTTAGCGGACAGATGTCAGAGGCAGAGTTCAACAGGCTAGAGAAGTCCATGCGGATGATGAAGAACATGCACCCATTTATGATGTCTGAGGATTCAAGCAGCCTCACTACAGTGAGTGCCATTTCTAGCAAGATTCAGGAGTACCAGCCTGATGCCGTTTTTATCGACGGTATGTATTTGATGGATGACGAGAATGGTGAACCCAAAGGCTCCCCTCAGGCACTCACGAACATCACTCGTGGGGTGAAGAGGCTGGCTCAAAGGTTTGACATACCAGTCGTAGGTACATCTCAGGTACTGTCGTGGAAGTTGAACAACAAGCGCACAAGAGCCATTACTGCCGACTCCATCGGTTATACGTCATCGTTTGTACAGGACGCTGACTTGGTGCTCGGTGTGGAACGCAACCCTGACCTTGACGATCAGGCTATCATTCGTGTGGTGGAGGCGCGTACTGCCCCCCACGCTGAAATCCACGTAAAGTGGGACTGGCAGACAATGGAGTTTGAAGAGGTATCGGAGATTGATGAAGTTGACCCATCATTCGACTGACATGGACATAGTTGAGCGTCTGGAGTACGCATCGATGAGTACCCCAGAGATTGCCCTATTGAGAGAAGCGGCTCAGTACATCAGGAAACTTCGTGAGGAAATCAAGGAAAATGAGTCACACGGACGATCTGACTGAGGTATTGACTGGTATAGGCGTAGAGGTACGGCGAGTACAGAACGACGAGATAAATGGTCGCTGTCCTGTACACCACCTGACCAAGGGTCGCGAGAGTTCTCGTTATTCGTGGTACCTCAACTCCGACAGCGGCCTGTGGTATTGCTTCTCATGTGGTGCTCGTGGCAACCTGTCAATGCTGATTAGTCAACTTACCGACGACCCTTCCGCCCTCTGGACTATCCAGAGCCACCTCATTACCAGTGGTCTACAGCGTCTTACATCGGAAGAACAGGAGACTAGGGAGGAACGCCCCCATGTTGACTGGGGTCAGTACAGTCGTATGTCAATGTTGCCTGACTCGTTGTTACACAACAGGAGGTTAGACAGGGAAACCGCTAACCGTTACGGCATAAGGTGGGACTCAGAGAACAAGGCAACCGTAATACCTATCGTGTCCCCCCTAGGAGAGTTGTGGGGGTGGCAGTTGAAGAAGGTCGGATGGGTGCGTAATTATCCAGAGGGAGTGCATAAAGGAGACACCCTTTTTGGCATAGAAAGAGCACATGCCCCCGTAGCGGTACTGGTGGAGTCCCCCTTAGACGTAGTCAGGTTCCACAGCGTTATGGGCTCAGACGAGTACTCGGCAGTCGCGTCGTTTGGTGCTAACATATCTAGCAGACAGATCAATATCATTACTGATAGGTTTGACGGCATCATCGTGGCCTTAGATAACGACAAGGCTGGGGAAATTGAGACTAGGAGACTTGCGAAAGCCTTACCCTCGTTTAGACGGGGCATTAGGTACTGGAAGTATCCAGAGAACACTAAGGATATTGGGGACCTGAGCACATCTCAGATAGTCTCAGGAGTGGAAACAGTTAGTTCATTGTATGTTTAAAGGTACGCTCTGGCCATACCAGAAGGAAGCAGTTGACCGCATGGTAGAGCGCGGTCAGATGCTGCTGGGCATGGTTATGGGTGCCGGTAAGACTCCGACTACCTTGGGGGCCATTGAGCAGTTGAAGGAGTACGGTGACGTAGACCGCTGTCTAGTAGTGGTCCCCGCCTCTCTGAAGTACCAGTGGGCTAGAGAGATAGGCAAATTCACTGACGCTAAGTTGACCGTGATAGACGGGTCCAAGGCAAAGCGGTCCAAGCAATGGAAGATGTCTAGGGATTCTCACTACGTCATTGTCAACGCTGAAACTCTGGTACACGACGTCTCAGAGATGGGCAGATTCCAAGCCATGGTCATTGACGAGAGTACCATGATCAAGAACAGGGTAGCCAAGCGTTCTAAGTTGCTGAAGAAGTTAGGCAAGACCATCCCATTCAGGTACGCGCTGACAGGTCAACCTATTGAGAACCGCCCCGAAGAACTGTTCAGCATCATGGAGTTCGTAGATAAGGATGTTCTCGGGGATTTTAAGTTGTTCGACCGCACCTTCATAGTGCGCGATAGTTGGGGCAAACCTATCAGGTATAGAAACCTTGACCGCATGAACAAGACTATGCGCGAGTGCATGGTACGCAAGACGCGGGAAGATATCAAGGATCAGTTGCCTACTATTATCCACCAAGTTATACCCGTTCCCTTTGATACCTCCGGGGCAAAGGTATACAGAAGTATCGCCAATGACCTGCTCAACCAGATAGCCAGCGCTACCAAAGGGAAGTCTGGTTTCAACCTGTGGTCGCACTACAACGGTGGCGCAGACAACGAGGCTCAGGGTCAGATCATGGCTCGCCTCACGGTATTGCGTATGCTTTGCGATAACCCAGAACTGGTTAGAAAGTCTGCGCTGGAATACCAGAACGCTGACACAGCATCCGGTAGTCAGTACGCATCAGAGATTTGCGCACAAGGTTGGCTAGAGGCCACACGTCAGACTCCGAAGTTAGACGCCTGCCTCTCCTACATTGAGGACGTTCTAGGAGAAGACCCCGCTAACAAGGTAGTCCTATTCTCGTTCTTCAAAGAGAACCTGCGCCTCATTCAGAAGGCCACAAGCAAGATGACTAGTAGCGTGTTGTTTATGGGTGGCATGTCTGCCGAGGAGAGGGACGCATCCAAGCAGGAGTTTGCCAACAACCCAGATTGTCGTCTGTTCTTGTCGTCTGATGCTGGAGGTTACGGGGTCGACTTACCCATGGCTAACTATCTCATCTCGTACGACCTACCATGGAGCAGCGGTAAGTTGGAACAGCGAGAAGCACGCATCATCAGGTTGTCGTCTGAGTTTCCCCACGTTACCATCGCCACCTTCGTGATGCAGGGCAGCATTGAGGAGCGTCAGTATGAGATGCTACAGATGAAGAAGTCCGTCAACGAAGCGTTTATCGACGGCAATAACGTAGATGCCGAAGGAAATATGTCCATCACCCTTGACACGCTCAGTTCGTTTCTGAGAGAATCACAACTATGACTTACGAAGACATTGAAAACAAAGAACGTCTGGTGCAGGAGTACCTCAACAACCTGAACCTAATGGACACGTTGAAGAAGCAGATTGAGTCAATCAAGTCTGCCCTCTCCAAGGACGTTGACTCCGACGGCGAGGAAGACGACAAAGGACACCGTTGGCTCAAGGTAGGCCCCTACCTGCTACAGCGTCAGCGCCGTCAGGGAGCATCGTCTCTTGACCGTGATGCGGCAGAGCAGTGGGCCAAGGAGCGCGGCATCTGGGACAAGGTTTCAAAAGTGGTAGAGGTTCTAGACGAGGATGCACTTATGGCCTATGCCTACGAGCATCGTGACGATGAGGATGTAGAGGCAGAGGTACAGTCTCTGTACAAGGAAGCCCCCGTCAGTTACGCCTTTATCAAGCCTGCGGAAGAAGACTCGTATGACTACTGAGGTATCAACGTGTCGCCTGTCACTGGCTAAGTGGGAGGCTAAGACTATTGTTGGTAACGTGCAGTTCACCGCTACTGGCTTGACACGTAACCGTGCTACCAAAAAGGTTGTCAAATGTATGCGTAGCATTCACATTGGAGATACCAGATGAAAGATCCACTAGACCTGTTCAACGAGATGCCAGACATCAAGAGCAAGCGGCAGAAGCATGAAGAAAATGTACAGGACTTTCCGGGTAACACAAAGCCTAAAAATCGTGGAGCCTCTATTGACAGAGCCTCCCACGAGTGGTTAAATGGACTCTCACATCAGGTATACAACGTCAAGGGAGTAGAGAAGAAGTTCTACAGCATCGGTGCTCTGGCTACTGCGCTAGGAAGAAAGCCAGTCACTATCAGGTCGTGGGAAGCCAAAGGATGGATTCCCGGAGCAGCATTTCGTACGCCCCCTCCTCGCAAGGAGCAGATACCCGGAGCGGATATCAAGGGGCGCAGGCTCTACACGGAAGCACAGGTTGTGTTTCTAGTAGAAACAGCGATAGCGTGCAACCTCAACAGTCAGAAGAACTCTGACTGGAAGCGGTTCCGCAAAGAAATCGCTGACAATTATCCAACACACTGACAAAGAATAGAGTTAAAGACATGGGACGTTTCGACACAGATAACGACACCGACATTGATGACGTCGTCACCTCGGCACCAGCCGACGACGACTTGGACCGCACGAATGCCCGCAGGGTCATTCGTCGTGGGTGGGGCAACGTGGATACCACGAAGCAGGCTGACAGCCCCTACGCACAGCGTCTGAAGATTGAAGAAAAGCCTGTCATCGTCAAGTTCCTTGAGGATGAGCCGTACACCTCCTATCGACAGCACTGGGTAGAGCGTCAGGGACAGAAGTCCTTTACGTGCCTTGCCGACATTCACCCTCAGGGTTGTCCGCTGTGTGATGCTGGGCATCGTCCTAGCGCTCGCTTTGCGTTCAACGTCGCTCTAATGAGCGAAGATGGTGAGACTGTTGTGCGTTCTTACGAGGTCGGCCCACGGGTCATCGACTCCCTTAAGAACTTCCATCAGGACCCACGTCAGGGCCCACTCCCCAAGCACTACTGGGCAATCTCCCGCAGTGGTAAGGGTCCGACCTCACAGACCAACCACCAGATGGTACGTGATCGTGATCTGGATGAGGAGTGGAACATTACTCCTCTGACTGATTCCGAACTTGAGTCAATCAATGGTCAGGCTTACGATGAAAGTATCGTACCTATCCCTAACCGTAAGACTCTCGTGGACATCGCCACTGAGGAAATGGACTACAACTGAGTCCATGGACAATCTCACAACGGAGCGACGGGGGTACTATGCCCCCGTCGTTCTGTCTCTAGACGAATTATCGACAATTGTCGATGCCGTCAAGGAAGAGGGTATCTTCTGCTTTGACGTTGAGACACGTGGAAACATTCACCGACACAGCGAAGTCATGGACATCGTAGAGGCGGAGTGGAAAGAGAAGTCCACATCACTCAAGAGCACGCATCCGACAGTTGTCCAGCGGTCACGTCAGGCCATTGAGGATAAGTGGCGCGGCAACGTAGCACTTGACACTCTTCGTAATGACGTGTTCTGGATTGGTATAGCCGTATCAGGTAGGTCATGGGCTATCCCCATGGGTCACCCCAACGGTGAGGTCTTGGTTCCTGAGGAGCGTGGAGACGGTACGACCGTTCCACCAGAGGGATACCGTGCGGTGTTGGCCAGCGGTAAGGAGAGCATGGCTAAGGCTAAGTACTTCATCCCTGCTACCTTCACCGAGCCCCCAGAGCAGTTGACTCAAGAGCAGGTGTTTACTGCCCTTGAACCTCTGTTCATGGACCCCAACATCGTCAAGGTCAATCAGAATATAAAGTTCGATTGTAAGTCGGTAGCGAAGTACTACGGTGGACAGTTGCCTAAAGGTAGGTACATCGATACTCAGGTACTCATGCACATCGTTGATGAGAACTTGACGAGTTACCGCCTTACGTCAATCCTTGATCGTGTATTCAAGTTCGACCCCTACCATCGTGATGGGAAGATCGGCAAGACGATCACCACAGAGCCGTTCAGTAAGGCGGCAAGGTACGTACACTACGACGTGAGGTGGGCTTGGCTGGCGTACAAGCGTCTGTACAGGTACATACAGAACAACGAGTCACTTATTCCGGCCACGTTCTTGGACATGGATACTCTGGGCGTACTGGCTCAGATGGAGATGAATGGCATCCAAGTTAACAAAAGGGAACTTGTCAAACTTGGTAAGTCTCTAGACCTTGATATTAACAATACGTTGGCTGAGATATCACAGTACGCTCCCATAGGCTTTAGCCCAGACAGTAACGTCCACAAGGCAGAACTTCTCTTCAACAAGAAGCGTGAGGGGGGTCTCGGGCTTAAGCCCAAGAAGACTACTGCTAAGGGTAAGCCCAGTGTTGACGAGGATTCACTTAAGTCATTGCAGGGGCAGCATCCTGTAATTGACTTACTGATGAAGTATTCAGAACTCAAGAAGATGAAGTCCACGTACGTAGAGGGGTTACTCCCCCTGCTTCATAGTGGTAGATTGCACCCTCAGTTTCACCTTCACCGCACTGCGACTGGGAGACTCTCCGCAAGCGACCCCAACCTCCAGAACATACCTAGAGATGGGCGTGTGCGTGGCTTGTTTGTAGCGGAGCCGGGGAACAGTCTTATAGTGGCTGACTACAGTCAGATTGAGATGAGAATCATGGCTATGTACAGTCGGGACCCCGCACTATTACACATCTTTCAGGAGAACATTGACGTACACGCTGGTACTGCCAGTGTTATTCTAGGCAAACCCCCAGAGGAAATCACTAGCGAGGAGCGCAACATTTATGGGAAAACGCCAAACTTTCTCATGGGATATGGTGGTGGTCCTAAGCGTCTCGTTGATTCTACCGGTGGTCAGTTATCTCTTGATGAGGCTCGTGTTGTCGTAGATAACTACAACAAGGGCTACGCCGGTCTTACAGACTGGAAGAACAAAGTTATAACCAAAGCCACCAAAGTAGGTTACGTTGAGACGCTTAATGGTAGACGGCGCAGAGTTCCGGGTCTGTCATCCACTGACTTCGCAGAACGTGCTAGGGCTGAGCGTCAGGCAATTAACGCCATAGTTCAGGGTACTGCATCTGAGATATGCAAAGAAGCGATGTTGAAAGTGTCTTCAGCATTGGAGTACCCCAAGTGTAAACTGCTGGTACAGGTACACGACGAACTGGTAACATCGGTTCCTACTGATGAGGTTAACAACTGGGTACCCATTATTGAGACTGCCATGGGAAACGGTACATCGATTATGGGAGTAGAACTAGAAGTAGAAGCCCATTTCGCAGGTTCATGGGCAGAGGCGAAAGGCTGATATGAACGACGAAACCAGAATGCAACAGCGTAATTTCTACATGAGGTTGTCGCCCCTGAACGGTCATGAGATTGCGGAGGAAGAAGGGGGGTTCGTTACCCCCTCCGAAGAGGCTCTAGAACATGATATTAGAGACACTCTCAAACTGTGGATGACCCTACAGCAGGGCAAGGGTGGGGAGACCATCGCTAACTGTTCGTGGTGGATGACTCAGTACATGGACCCTGAGCGTAAGTTCGACGCCAATGAGGGCGTTGAGACTTTGGACAAGTTGACCTCTTTTGCAGTCTCAGTTATCGGTTGCCTTATTGACAGCGAGGTTTTAAAGATGGTAGAAGATATAGAACTTCCTGATATCAGGTTGTCATCTGAAACGGCGTTTGACGCCCTTCAGTTGGACTTTCTTAAAAACTTAGAAGACATCATGCGGGAGAATGGTGAAGATGAGTAACGATAGTACGTCTTGGTGGGCTAAGAAACTTGGCAACACACAGCCTCAGTACGGCATCAAGTTGCCCCCTGCACAGCCCCCAGTCCAACAGGTTCAACAGCCTCAGCCTGTACCACAACAGCAGGCGGCACCACAGCCCTCTATGGAAGGTGTACCTCTTCAGCAGGGGGAGCGTCAGCAGGTCCTAGACCCTAACCGTGACGCTAATGCCGAGGTGAGTATGAGCGATGCTATGCGCCTTTGGAGAGGTGGGGAAGCACACCGTACGGAAGGCAACATGCAGTGCCCTGCTTGCGGTAGTAAAACCGGATACACGGCATACTCGGGTATGGGTGCCGGTGCGGCTAGGGTCAATGGTCAACAGCCACGCCCACACTGCTTTGAATGTGGATACAACGGAGCCTTCGCTCAAGGTTTGGAAACTAACTGGTCATAACAACAACAAGGAACAAAGTGAACGACAAACTGTCAATAATTGAAGAACTAGCAGCCGAAATCAACAAGAAGTACGGAGAAGATCTACTCATCAGGGGTAGCGACGCAAAGGTAGAAGTACCTCATACGTCCACTGGGCTACTGGCTTTTGACCTCGCTCTTGGTGGGGGTTGGGCCGCTAATCAGTGGAATGAGATTGTGGGTGAGGAGTCGTCAGGTAAGACTGCTATTGCTTACAAGACCATTGCCGCTAATCAGGCCAAAGACCCAGAGTGGCTGGCACTGTGGGTAGCCGCAGAAGAGTATGTTCCTGAGTATGCCGCTTCGTTTGGGGTAGACCTTGAACGGCTTTGGGTGGTTGAGACTAACGAGATGGAGTCCGCTCTGGAACTCGTACTCAAGGCCGTAGAGAACAGGGCTGTTGATTGTGTCGTAATCGACTCTCTGCCCGCCCTAGTCACAGAGACTGAGGTCAACAAGGCTATGGATGAGTCCAGCGTCGCTACTGGTGCTCAGATCCTCAGCCGGTTCTTCAAGAAGTGCGCTAAGGCTCAGCGCCGTTCGTTGACTGAGGAGGAGAGGTCATGTACCCTCATCGCCATCAACCAGTGGCGTGACAAGATTGGTGTCATGTACGGCGATCCTCGCACAACTCCCGGTGGTAAGGCAAAGAACTATTATTACTTCACCCGTGTTGAGGTACGTCGTGACGAGTGGATTGCTGAGGGTTCCAAGTTGGACACCCGTGTCGGACAGAGCATCAAGATGCGTGTCATGAAGAACAAGACCTACCGCCCCCAGCAGGTTGCTGTGGCTGACTTCTACTTTGCAAACTCAGGCGGTTATCGAAAGGGTGACTTTGATGTTGCCAAAGATATCGTCAACGTTGCCCTCGCTCTGGAATTGTTTGAGGGACGTTATAAGTTTGAGGGAGAACGAATAGCCAGCAAGAAGGAAGAACTCTATGACATGGTTCGACAGGATCTGGGGCTCCAGAAACGCCTCAAAGAAGCAGCAGTCTCAGCAGTCTTGGGAGAAGGCGTTGAACCAGAGGGAGCAGTATCTGATGAGTGAGAACATGCCACAGCAAGGGCGATTGTTCGACCCTAAAGACTACTCCGGTAGGGCATATCACCCTAGTCGTTACCCGTACGACGATATGCCTAAGAAGAGGGACGAACTCAAGCAGTACGCCCACGAACTCGGTATGATTAAGGACTTGCTTAAGGTCATACTTAACAAGATTGACGTTGTCGAAGAGCGTATTGAATTGCAGAGCGACACTATTGAGGAAATTGCTGACGTACTGTTTGACCAATGAGTGACTCGGGTAAGAAGTCGAAACGCCAAGAGGAGCGTACTGCCAAGGCTTACAGAGGTAGCCGTAACGCTATGTCTGGTGCTGGGTGGGTACGCAAGGCTGACGTGCGTACAGAGGAGTTCATGATTGAGAACAAACTCAAGATGGACCCCAACGCTAAGTCTTACAGCATCAAGTCCGTTGACATGCGCGACTTAGTTAAGAGGGCTAGGTTGGAGGGGCGTATCCCTCTGATGCAGATTGACTTGGCGGGTCACCGCTACGTAGTATTAACCGAAGACGATTTTCTGGAGATGATTGATGACTGAACAGCCGTGGTATATGAAGAACTACAAGGAGCAGTTCACGGCAAAGCCCACTAATCGCCTCCTATCTAAGATAGAGGCGGCTCTCGCTATAGAGCAGGCTGAACGCAACTCCCATAGAGATACCAAACACTTCCACTCCAGCGAGATGGCCAAGGACGACTGGTGCCCACGTTCAACGTGGTACAAGATCATGGACACTGAGGAGAGCGATCCCCAGTCTATGAACCTTAGGCGTATGAACATCTTTGCTGAGGGCCACAACATCCACGACAAATGGCAGAGGTGGATGTGGAAAGCCGGTGGTCTAGTAGGGCGGTGGCAGTGTAACTCCTGTCGACTGGAGTGGGAAGACACCTCTCCAAAGAGTTGCAGCGAATGCGGCTCTTCGGACTTGCGTTATAAAGAAGTACCTTTGAGTAGTGCGGAATACAGCATTATCGGCCACGCTGATGGGGTCTGGGAAGACGACAAAGGTAAGG